TGCAACTCGATGCTCCTCACCGAGGGGTGGGACTGCCCTGCCGTGGACTGCATCGTCGTGCTGAGGCCGACCAAGAGCCGCAGCCTCTACGCCCAGATGGTGGGCAGGGGCACGCGCCTCAGCCCCGAGACGGGCAAGGGCAAGCTCCTCCTGCTTGACTTCCTGTGGCTCACCGGCCGCCACGAGCTGTGCCGCCCCGCATCGCTCGTGGCGAGCACGCCAGCGGTGTCCGCCCGCATGACCGAGATCGTGGGCGAGGCCGGAGGCCCGGTCGACCTGGAGGAGTGCGAGGAGACCGCAGGGAGCGACGTGCAGGTGGCACGCGAGGAGGCGCTGGCGCAGGAGCTGCACAGGCTCCGTCACCGCAAGGCGAAGCTGGTGGATCCTCTGCAGTTCGAGCTGTCGATCTGCGACCGCGACCTCCAGGACTATGTCCCGACGTTCGCATGGCAGCAGGAGAGGCCCACGGACGCACAGGCGCACGCCCTAGAGACGTGGGGAGTCGACCCCGACTCCATGGACGCGGGCAAGGCGTCGCTCATGCTCGACCGGCTCTCGAAGCGCAAGGCGGCGGGCATGGCAAGCCCCAAGCAGGTGCGGATGCTCGAGCGCAAGGGTTTCCAGCACCCGGGGACATGGACCAAGGAACAGGCGGGGGACATGATGAGCCGCCTGTCAGCCAACGGCTGGCGGGTGCCGTTCGGCATCACGCCAGCGACCTACGCACCTACAAACGACAACGACACGAGGAACGGGAGGAAGGCGTCATGAGCAAGGTCGACGGGAAGAACATCTACCTCTCGGGCCCCATGACGGGGGTCCGAGGGATGAACCGCGAGGGGTTCGCGTGCGGCATCGAGTGCGTCCCGATCGGGGAGGTCGAGTCATGACGGGCGACCACGCGGACCTCGAGCAGGCGCTCGAATACATCGACCCATCGACCCTGGACTACTCGCAGTGGGTGGGTGTCGGGATGGCCTTAGCAGACAGCGGCCTGCCATGCGAGCTGTGGGACAGGTGGAGCTTCCGCGACCACAAGCGGTACCACTCCGGGGAGTGCGAGCGGAAGTGGGCGGGCTTCGGCAACGGCGGCGTGACGAAGGTCACCAGCGGCACCATCGTCCGCATGGCGGAGGATGGCGGCTGGGTGCCGTCGCACGGGCAGCCCGACGAGGCCATGGGATGGGACGACGTGGCCACGGCGGTGTCCCCCGCATGGGCGGACGACGTGCCCGTCGAGGACGCCGACGAGGGCCCGTGGGACCCCGCCAGGCAGCTCTCGGACTACCTCGCGGCGCTGTTCGACGACGACGAGCACGTGGGCGTCGTGACCAAGAGCTGGGAGCGCGACGGCCGCATCATGCCGCAGCGCGGCACGTGGGCCAAGACCGCAGGGCAGATGCGCCAGGAGCTCGCCAAGGGTGACGTCGGAGCGGTCGTCGGTGACTGGCCGGAGGACGCGGGTGCGTGGATCCGCTTCAACCCGCTCGACGGCCAGGGGTGCGGCAACTCGAACGTCACCGAATACAGGTACGCGCTCGTGGAGTCCGACGAGGTCCCCATCGAGAGGCAGCAGGGAATGATAGAGGCCATGCGCCTCCCGTGCGCCGCCGTCGTGTCGAGCGGTGGCAAGAGCATCCACGCCATCGTCAAGGTGGACGCGGGCACCGACTACGACCTCTACCGCAAGAGGGTCGAGCGTCTGTACGGCTACTGCGCGGAGCACGGCTTCGCCGTCGACACGCAGAACAAGAACCCGTCGAGGCTGTCGCGCATGCCCGGCGTCACCCGCAGGGGCAAGCGCCAGCTGCTGCTCGCCACCGACACGGGGTGCGCCTCGTGGTCGGCCTGGGAGGACTGGGTCGCCGAGAGCGAGGACGACCTGCCGGACACGACGAGCCTCGCCGACGTGTGGGAGTGCCTGCCGGACCTCGCGACGCCGCTCATAGGCACCGAGGAGGACGGCGTGCTGCGCCACGGGCACAAGATGCTCGTGGCGGGCCCCTCAAAGGCAGGCAAGAGCTTCCTGCTCATGGAGCTCGCGGCAGCGATCGCCGAGGGCAGGGAGTGGCTCAGGTGGCCGTGCGCGAAGGGGAGGGTGCTCTACACCAACCTGGAGATAGACCCTGCGAGCTGCCTGCACCGCTTCCGCGACCTCTACGGCGCGCTCGGGTGGGAGCCGGACGGCATCGACGGCATCGACGTCTGGAACCTGAGGGGCCACGCGGTCCCGATGGACCAGCTCGCGCCAAGGCTCATACACAGGGCCAGGGACAAGGGCTACGCGGCCGTCATCATCGACCCGATCTACAAGGTCATCACCGGCGACGAGAACAGCGCCGACGAGATGGCCGCGTTCTGCAACCAGTTCGACAAGGTGGCGGAGCAGCTGGGGACCGCCGTCATCTACTGCCACCACCACTCGAAGGGCGCCCAGGGCGGCAAGCGCTCCATGGACCGCGCGAGCGGCTCCGGCGTCTTCGCGCGAGACCCGGACACGCTGCTCGACATGAGCCCGCTGGAGCTCACGGACGAGGCCCGCGGCGCCTACGTGGACCTCTTCGACGCACGCCTCAGGCAGGCGGAGTACGAGGCGCTCGGCGTGTCAGCGACAGACAAGGCGACGCCAGAGAGGGGCTACGGGAGCCTCACGACCGACGAGCTGCTGGGGATGGCCGGGGACAAGGCGGCAGGCCTCGCGTCGCTCGGGGAGGCCAAGCGCAGGGCCGCGAGGGCCAGCGCGTGGCGCATCGAGGGGACACTGCGCGAGTTCCCGAGCTTCGACCCGCTTGACGTGTGGTTCGACTACCCGCTGCACACGGTCGACACGACGCACGAACTCGCGAAATGCGACGTCGAGGGAGAGGGCGAGCAGCCGTGGAAGAAGGGGACACGCGGGAACCGGGAGAACTCCGGAAACAGGAGGGAGGGCCGCAAGCAGGCAGCCGAGGAAGCGTTCGAGGCGGCACGCGACGGCTCTCCGATGGCACCGATCAAGGATGTCGCAGACCGTCTCGGGGTGTCCAACAAGACGGCCAGAAGGTACCTGGACGAGCACGGCGGCTTCGTCGTGAAGGACTCGATGGTTTGTCGCAAGGAGGCAGACGATGAATAGGACGTTCAATGTTCTGCATATTTATCCTTGCGTTCAAAACCGTGAATCCGAAGTTGAGTGTTTGGACAAAGCCTTGTCTTTGTCCCGATTCCCGCATGGGGACAAAGCCTTGTCTTTGTCCCTCAAAAATAGGGACAGAAAACAGTGGTGTTACCACACCACTCTTTGTCCCACCTCCGGTGGTCCGGTGTTGGGATGGCGGCTGTGCTCCCGCCGCCGTCCCTCCCAACTCGTCCCGGACTATGCGTGCATGGATGCATGAATCCAGACTCATCAAATGATACAAGGAGAAGTTCATATGAGGACCGTAGAAGACAGGCGCAAGTCGAACGAGAGGATCTTCGGGTGCGCGAGGGACATGCCTACGCTCAGACACAAGACCGGTGACGAGTTCGACATCACCAGGAGCGAGGTCGCCAGGTGGCTCTGTTCGCAGCCGAGCGTCATGCAGAGGGTCTTCGACATGGCGGCACACGCAAGCGGGACCGACGGCCTTCCGTTCATCGAGTTCGACCCGGAGACGCGGACATGGAGCGGTATCAACAACGACTAGGAGGAACACAGATGACGGTGGACACGATGGTGAGCTTCGACAAGATGACGATCAGCGGGGGCAAGGTCACCCTCCAGATGACGCTCTCCGACGGGTGCGAGGGATGCGTCCCGAGCCTGTCGCAGATGACAGGGCAGGAGACGCGCATCTCGATGGAGCCGACGCAGGCACGGATCTTCGACGTCGTCACGGGGGAGGTCGAGGAGGCATGAGCAAGGCCACGGAGGACGACCTCGCGCGGATGACCGTGCGTGAGCTGAGGGAGCTGGCCCGCGAGATGGGGGTCTCGCTCGGGTACGCGTCGGCGACCAAGGCCGACATGGTCTCGTGCATCTCGGGATACCTCGGGAGGGAGGACGCATGAGCGACGTCTACTACAAGGTCCCAGGAGGGAGCGAGTGGGAGCCGCTCCACGACATGGAGCTCGCGGTCGTCGACATCTCCGACTCCATGGCCGTCATAGGTCGTGCCGTCAGGGGGATCACGGAGACGTTCACCGCGGCCCTGGACGAGAGGACCATCCACACGCTCGCCCACGACATCCGCAAGCACGACATGAACCGCAGGCGTGCGCTCAGGCGCTCGCGCAGGAACAACGACGCGAGGAGGGGACGATGAGCGGACGGGCGGTGGAGACGTTCCTACCGATGGTGCCGCCCAGGGTGACGCACAACGACCTCGAGGTCCACAGGGTCGGTGGCAGTGCCACCATCGGGAAGTCAGCGGACCTGAGGGAGGCGGAGGCCACCCTGGGGGCGAGGGTGGCCAAGGTGGCTCCCGACGTCCCGCTGTCTGGTCCCCTGCGCCTGCAGGTCCGCGTCTGCTGGCCGTGCGGCGGCAGGCACGGGCAGGGCGAGCCGATGTGCGACAAGCCGGACTGGGACAACTTCGCGAAGACGTTCCAGGACGTGCTCGCCCGGAGCCACGTCATCCGCGACGACAAGGACGTGGTCGACGCACGCGTGGCGAAGGCGTGGGCCGACCCTGCGGGTATCTGGTTCAGGGTGGAGGAGCTGTGAGGGGCGACATGAGGACCGCCGCCGGACGCTTCGAGATGCACCTGTTCCACTCGAGGGAGAGGTGTCTCGCGTTCGAACGTCGCCTCTGCCCGACCGCGGAGATGAGGGACCATGCCAGGGCCCAGACCGACGCGTTCGTGCGGGACGACGGGTTCATGGTCATGGTCGTGTGGCTCGACGCGGCGCTCGACGACTTCGACTCGATCTCGATGCTGGCGCACGAGAGCGTCCACGTGAAGCAGTACGTCCTCGACCACCTCGGCGAGGACGAGCCGGCGCACGAGGAGGAGGCGTACGTCACGCAGGCGGCGTTCGAGGCGCTCATGACGGCCCACGCGACATGGAGAGAGAAGCACGGGAAGGGGGAGTGACGCATGTACAGCTTCGCATCGGCACGTGACCTGTTCGAGACGGCACGGGGGGCGGCGCTCGAGAACGCACGGTGGAGGGACCGCCAGGAGGACATGAGGTCCAGGACCGAGCACGTCGGTGGCACGTCGTCGGACGGCGGTGGCGGTGGATGGCACGACCCGAACGCGGCGTCCGACTCGCTGATGTCGTTCGAGGAGGCCCACGCGCGCATGGTGGAGGAGAACGAGCGCCTCATGGACTACGCGACCGCCGTCCTCTACGGGCGTCACATGGATGGTGGACTGGCGTCGCTCCTGGACTGCGAGCACGCGGACGTCGTCTGCTTCCACTGGGTCATGGCGTGCCCATGGGACGAGACGGCCCGCAACATGCACAGGTCAGTAAGGTGGTGCAGATACGCCGCGGACGTCGCCTTCGACACCATGGACGGTATCGAGTGCGACCGCATCATCGACGGCGTCGGCATCGCGACCATCTGAAAAGTCTGCCGCCCATTGCCACCTCGTGCCTACTTTTGCCATCCATTGCCGACTCGTGCCCACCGATTCTGTGATATAAAGTATGGTGTGGCGCAGCGACGGTGAGTGGTTGCGTGGCGCCCTGGATGAGATTCACCCACACGAGAGGCCCTGTCCGGGGACGGCGGGGCCTCTCTCATGTCTCGGGGAGGTGTGGCCATGGCATGCGAGGACCTCGACCCGGTCCGAAGCAAAGACGAAGCAAGGAGACGCGGGAAGGTCGGCGGCATCAAGTCGGGCGAGTCCCGCCGTCGCAAGCGCGACATGCGCGAGACCTTCTCTGCGCTCCTCGACATGCCGCTCTCGCCGGGGAAGCTGTCCGACGCGAAGACCATCTCAGGGCTCACGGGCAAGAACGTCACCGTCGCCCAGGCAATCGCGCTGCAGATGACGAGGCAGGCGATGGAAGGCGACGTGAGGGCGGCACAGTTCGTCCGTGACACCTCTGGTCAGGCACCGACGACACAGGTCGAGGTGTCGGCACCCGCCAGCGAGGCCGCAGCGGCGTTCAGGGACGAGCTGAGCCGGGCGATGGGCGCTGACTCGAATGCGGAATCCTAGCGACGCACAGGCGCTCTCCGTGCTCGTGGCGAGGCATCCGGTGAGGCTCGCTCGCCTCATGGGCTACGACAGGCTCGTCGAGCCGATGCACGACGGGTGGATCCGCTCGATCCTCCTGGGGACCGGGGACATGACGCTCCTCGCGCACCGAGGTTCGTACAAGACGACCTGCCTCGAGGTGGCGCTGTGGCTCTTCTGCCTGCTCTATCCCGAGCGCACGTGCGGCTTCCTGCGCAAGACGGCCGACGACGTGGCCGAGGTCATGTCCGCCGTCTCGAGGATGCTCGAGTCCGACGTGAGTGCCGAGGTGTCCCGCGTCATCTACGGGCGCGAGGCTGTGGTCTCGTCGAGCTCCACGGAGGTGACGACCGACCTTGCGTGCAACGTCTCGGGATCGCCGCAGATCTCGGGCTTCGGCATCAACGGGTCGCTGACCGGCAAGCACTACGACCTAATATGCACCGACGACATCGTGACCCTGCGCGACCGCGTGAGCAGGGCCGAGAGAGAACGCACGAAGGGCGTCTACCGCGAGTTGCAGAACGTGCGCAACCGTGGTGGTCGCATCGTCAACACAGGAACCCCGTGGCACCGCGACGACGCGATCTCGACGCTCATGCCAAAGGCCGAGCGCTGGCCGATATCGAGGACGGGCCTGGTCTCGCCCGAGCAGGAGGCGGCGCTCAGGGGCTCCATGACGCGGTCGCTCTTCGCGGCCAACTACGAGCTCCGGCACGTCCAGAGCGATGGCGTGCTGTTCCAGGGCGAGCCTGTGACGTTCGCTGACCGCTCGCTGCTGCGCGACGGATACATGCATGTGGACGCGGCCTACGGCGGCTCGGACGGCACGGCGGTGACATGCGTCGCATGGCACGGAGACGTGCCGTACGTCCACGGCGAGCTGTGGCCCGAGACGCACGTCGACCGCAGGCTCGAGCGCATCAGGCTCCTGCACGACGAGCTCAGGCTCGGGACGATCCACATGGAGCGCAATGCCGACAAGGGATACCTCGCCGAGAAGCTGCGTGGCATGGGTCTGCCCGTGTCGACCTACCAGGAGCACGAGAACAAGTTCGTGAAGATCTCGACACACGCACGTGGCGTCTGGTCGCGTCTCGAGAGGCTCGAGTCCGACGGGCAGGCGAGCGCGGACTACTGGGACGAGGTCATGGACTACACGGAGGGCGCGGAGCACGACGACGCGCCCGACTCGCTGGCATCGGCCGTGCGCCTGCACGGTTCCGGTGTGCACGCGAACATCCTCATGGGAGGGATCTGATGGAGGGCTACTACGAGCCGTGCTGTGGCTACTGCCTGCCGAACGACGTCGACCTCACCGCCGACCTCCTCGCGAGCATGGTCCAGGACTACAAGGACAACCACGTGCCGAGGCTCGCGTCCCTCAGGAGGGCGTACGAGGGCGACCATGCCATCCTCCACCAGGAGGCGAAGGCCGCCTACAAGCCCGACAACCGCATCGTGGCGAACTACGCCAAGGAGATCGTCGACGACATGGTCGGCTACTTCCTCGGCGTGCCCATCCGCCTCGCCTGCGACGACGACGCGACGCTCGAGTGGGTCGAGAGGTGGGGGGCGGAGAACGACTCCGACGACCTCGACGCGGAGCTGTCGAAGGTGGCCGACATCTACGGCCACTCGTTCGAGCTCTTCTGGCGCGACGAGGACGCATCACCGCGCTCGTCCGTGGTGGGACCCATGAACTGCTTCCTCGTCACCGACGACACGGTCGAGCACAACGTCCGCTACGCCGTGCGGTTCTGGTACGACGACAACCGCTTCGACGAGAGGACGGACACCCTCAGGGGAACGCTCTACGACGCCTCGACCGAGACGCCGTTCACGGACGACGACTCGGTGCGATTCGGCGAGCAGGTGCCACACGGGTTCATGGACGTCCCCGTGGTCGAGTACGTCGAGAACGAGGAGCGCCAGGGCATCTTCGAGGGCGTCATGAGCCTCATCGACGCTCACGACAAGGCCCTCTCGGAGAAGGCGAACGACGTCGAGTACTACGCGGACGCCTACCTCAAGATCCTCGGGGCCGACCTCGGCGAGGACGCACTCAAGAGCCTGCGCGACACGCGCATCATCAACCTTGCCGGGACCGACTCGGACAAGGTGTCGGTCGAGTTCCTGGCAAAGCCCGACGCCGACGGCACGCAGGAGAACCTCATCGACCGCCTCGAGCGCCTCATCTTCACGCTCTCGATGGTCTCCGACATGAGCAGCGAGACGTTCGACACCTCGAGCGGCATCGCCATCAAGTACCGTCTCATGGCCATGAGCAACCTCGCCGTCACCAAGGAGAGGAAGTTCAGGCGCGGGCTCTCGCGTCGTTGGAGGCTCCTGTGCGGCTATGCGGGTAACAACCTGGCCGAGGACGCATGGACAGGCATCCGTGCGACGTTCACCCGCAACCTGCCGAACAACCTGCTCGAGGAGAGCCAGATCGCGGGCAACCTCTCGGGTATCGTCAGCGAGGAGACCCAGCTCTCCGTGCTGTCCTGCGTCGACAATGCCAAGGCGGAGATGAAACGCAAGGCGGACGAACAGGAGGCATCGGCCTCCGTGCTCACGCCGGCCAGGACGGAGGCGTAGCCGATGGCTTCAGACACCTACTGGAAGCGCCGCCAGACCGAGGCCGACTCCGCCATGGAGCGAGACGAGCGGGCCCTGACCAGGCGCACGGCAAGGGCGTACGAGACGGAGATGGCCGCGCTCGACCGGGAGATAGCGTCCTACTACCAGCGCTGGGGGACCGACGGCGTCCTGTCGTACCGCACGATGCTCGAGACGATGGACCCATCAGACCGCGACCTGCTCATGAGGGACTGTGACGCCTTCCAGGAGGCACACCCCGACCTCGCCGACATGGTCGCCATCCGCAAGGAGGTCTACAAGCTCGACCGCCTGGAGGGGCTGCAGGCGTCAGCCAGGTGCCACCTCGCAAACGCGACGGCCGAGGCGACCGACGGTCTCGACGACCACTTCGCGAGGCAGGCGGCGAGGTCCGCCAACGCGGTCGCCGACACCATGGGGTTCGGGCGTAGCTTCTACTCCATGGACGACGACACGGTGAGGAGGTTCGTCGGTACCAAGTGGGCGGGCGGCCAGGACTACTCGGAGCGCATCTGGGGCAGCACCGACAAGCTCGCGGGGTACGTGGCTGACGACATGGCCAAGGCGTTCGCGCGCGGCGACTCGTTCGCACGCATCGGCAAGACGCTGTCGCACAGGTTCGTTGACGTCTCCGAGAGCAGCGTCAGCCGCCTCGTATACACCGAGGGGACCTACGTGGCGCGCCAGGCCCAGGCAGCCGAGCTCGAGCGGGAGGGCTTCGAGACGTACACGATCTCGACGATCGGAGATGGGAGGACGTGTTCCGAGTGCTCCGGCGTCGCGGAGGCGTCGGAGGCCGAGCCGTTCCGCTTCGAGGACGAGGCGGTCGGCGTCAACTTCCCGCCGCTGCACCCGCGCTGCCGCTGCCAGGTGAGCCCGGCCGTTTCCGACTGGGACGCGTGGTGCGACGGGCAACTCGACCAGGAGCGCGCGAGGAAGGCTGCCGTGAGGTTCGGAGGACTATCCGAAGATGAGGGGAACTCGTTCACTGAGATCATCAAGAGGATGACGGAGAAGTACGGCAGGGCATGATCATATCCGCCATCGAGTAGAACATACGCATAGAAGCAACCAGAAGGCCATCCGAGAGGGTGGCCTCTCTCATGCCGATCGGAGCTGCCCATGGCCACAGCGACAGTATGGCACGCCAAGTGGTGCGGCCCGTGTCGGTGGGTGATCGCCTCGGTCGTGCCGATGCTCGAGGCGGCGGGGTACGACGTGACGCTCATGGACGTCGACGACCACCCGTGCGCGGCGAGGGATGCAGGCATAGACCAGCTCCCGGTGATCGTGGCCACGCTCGAAGACGGGAGCGAGGTAGTCGTCCGTGGGCGGCCTGGCACCGACGCGCTCGGTGCGCTTGGGATCTGACGTACCACACAAGGAAGGCACCACGCGGGCGCTCCCAGGGATGGGTGACGCCCGTTCCGTCCGAGCCGTGATGACGCTAAAAGCAACGGGGATGGCCGACGCCGGCGGGCCGATGCAGCCGGGATGCGAGAAGGGAACCGAAGATGGCAGACGAGAACGCCCAGCAGGCGGCCCAGGCGGCGACGCAGGAGCCCGATGCCGACAAGGTCGGCACCGATGCCCACGACGGAAACGGCAAGGCGGCAGACGTCGGCACGGAGCCTCAGCCTCAGGCGAAGTACACCGACAAGGACGTCGACGAGATCATCGAGCGACGCTTCGCCAAGTGGCAGAAGCAGCAGGACGCCAAGGTCGAGGAGGCCAAGAGGCTCGGCGAGATGAACGCCCAGGAGAAGCTCACCTACGAGCGTGACCAGCTCCAGGGCAAGCTCGACGAGCTCGAGCGCGCCAACGCCGTGTCCGGGATGCTCTCCGAGTCGCGCAGGCAGCTCCGCGAGCGCTCGATCGACGTCCCGGACGAGCTGGTCGGCATGCTCGTCGGAGAGACGGCCGAGGACACGAAGGCTGCGGTCGACGCGTTCGCCGACTCGTTCGACGCCGCGGTCGAGGCTGGCGTGAAGGCACGCCTCGCCGGGACAGCGCCAAAGGGCGGCGTCTCGCAGAAGCCGGTCACAAGGGCCGACATCGACGCCATCAAGGACACGGCCGAGCGACAGGCCGCGATCAAGAAGCACCAGGACCTCTACAGATAACCAAACGGAAGGAAGCAAAACATGGCAGAAACCAACGTCTCCTACCCCGAGACCAACCTCACCAAGTCGGCCGACCTCGCCCCCGAGATCTCCATCGACTACGTGAACCGGTTCGCGACCGGCATCCAGAAGCTCCAGAAGCTCCTCGGGCTCACGAACCTCATGCCCGTCCCCGAGGGCGGCACCATCAAGACCTACAAGTACACGTCCGACATCAAGGACGGCAACGTCGCCGAGGGGGAATACATCCCGCTCTCCGAGGTCAAGAAGGCCGTCGACCAGACCTACACCCTCGGCCTCAACAAGTGGCGCCGCAACACCAGTGCCGAGGCCATCCAGTCCAAGGGCCAGGCCCTCGCGGTCAACGACACAGACGCGAAGCTCATCGCCGGCATCCAGGGCATCGTCCGCGCCGACCTCCTCTCCGCCGTCACCTCTACCACCAAGACCAGCCCCGCAGGTGCCAACCTCCAGGCGGCGCTCGCCCAGGCTTGGGGTGCCCTTGAGGTCGTCTTCGAGGACTACGACGGGATGGGTGACATCGACGACGAGTCGACCTCCCCGTTCGTCTTCTTCGTGAACCCCGTCGACGTGGCCGACTACCTCGGAACCGCATCTGTATCCACCCAGAGCGCATTCGGCTTGTCCTACATCAAGGACTTCCTTGGACTCGGCACAACCTTCACCACCGCCAAGGTGACGAAGGGGACCATCTACGCCACGGCGGCCCAGAACCTCAACGTCGCCTACGTCCCCGTCTCCGGCGGCGACCTCTCCTCGACGTTCGGTCTCTCCTCCGACGCCACCGGCCTCGTCGGCATGACCCACTCCGTGGTCACCACCAACGCGACCATCGACTCGCTCCTCATGAGCGGGATCAAGGTCTTCCCGGAGATCTCCGACGCCGTGTTCAAGGGCACCATCACCGCACCGGCGTCGACCGCACCGGCGTCGACCGCACCGGCGTCGGCCTAGTAACAGACAAGCGAATGGAGGTCATGCCATGGCTGACCTGATGGCACGCGTGAAGGTGAGGCTCTCGTCCTATGACGAGGTTCCGTCCGATGACGAGCTCTCCGAGATCGTCGCGACGCTCACGGACCGCGTCTGCATGAGGGTCGGTGTGGCCGACCTCCCCGAGCGTGCCGGGTCCATCGTGGTCGACGCCACGGTGAAGGCCGTCAACAGGCGCTTCGACGAGGGCGTCACGTCCGAGTCCGAGGGACAGACGGGGTCGATGTCGACCACGTGGGTCGAGGACATCCTCGGGGAGTACGAGACTGAGCTCGCCAATCTCAGGGACGAGCTCGCGGCCGACGCGGCATCGACGCGCCAGAGGGTGAGGTTCCTGTGAGGTGGCTCATGGCGGAGCTGTTCGCCACGCAGACGACCGGGAGGGACAGGCTCGGGAACCTAACCGGGTCGAGCGTGTCAATCGGGAAGGTGCGCGTCCGCATCGCCCCATGGAGCACGGTACCTACGGAGAACGACGGAAACGACTTCGACTCTACGGCGCTCACGCTCGTCACGACGGCCCCGCTCCCGAAGTTGCGTGCCGCGGAGACGCTCGCATGCTCCGTCGGCGGGAGGAAGGAGACCTACTCGGTGTCCGGCGTCTCAGACCTCGGACGCAGGCGGGCCATCTCGTGCTCGCGCATGAAGGGGGTCTGACATGCCTGACCTCACGATCTCGCTCGAGGACTCCGGGTTCGGCGACGCCGCTCGGCGCCTGTCGTCGTTCGACGGGAACGTCATCGTGACCGCGAGCGTCAACGAGATGGCGCAGGCCCTCAGGAGCGGTGGCACACCCACCGACACGGGCGAGCTCGTAGGCTCCATCCGCCAGGAGGTACGTGGAGGCGAGGGCGAGGTCGGATACGTCAAGGAGTACGCGCCGGACGTCGAGTACGGGCACCGGCAGAACGTCGGCCAGTTCGTGCCGAGGCTCGGCAAGCGACTCAAGGCGAGCTATGTGCCTGGCCAGAAGTTCCTGCAGCGCGAGGTGTCGGTCGAGAGGCCGTCGTTCGAGCGCAGGGTCGGGCAGGCGCTCAGGGAGGAGGGGCTGTGAGCCACGCCATGCGGAGGGTGTCGCCAGTCGACGTCCTCGAGGCCGTGCAGACGAGGGTCGAGGCCGGGACGGGAGTCACGTGCGTGACGGACCCGGACGACCAGGAGAGCCCCTTCTACTCGCTCGACTTCGCGAGCAGTCGCCCAGGACGCTCGAAGAGCATGAGGCTCGACGTGTTCGACGTCTGGGTGCACTGCATCTCAAGGCCGTCGACGTCAAGCCAGGACGTGCTCGGGATGGTCGCCTCACTCGAGGAGGCCATGGAGCAGGACGTCAAGCTTGCTGACCCGTTCAGCGTCGTGAGACAGGACGACATGGGCGTCCAGGTCGTCAAGCAGGACGAGACGAAGGAGTGGCACGCGGTCGTCTCATACGAGTTGACCGTGAGCTACGGACTGATCATCAAATGACAAACAGGAGGTAGAAATGGCAGACGGAACAACCACGGCCACGACCGACTTCGACTCGGGCGCTTACTGCTCCACGGGTGGAGGAGTCGCAGCCGTCGACGGGAAGACGATCCTGACGTGCATCTTCAGCTCTGACGGTAGCAAGCTGCTCGCCATCGACGGCGAGCAGGAGGCGAAGCTGTCACTCGAGGCAGACACGAAGAGCTTCAGCTCGAAGGACTCGAAGGGTGGTTGGCAGACCAACTCCCCGTCAACGAAGAGCTGGTCCCTCGACCTGGACACCGTCCAGGTCAAGGACGCGGAGTCGAACCTCGTCATCCGCAAGGCGTTCGAGGACGGAACGGCACTCTGCATCAAGCAGGTCTATGACGATGGCAAGTTCACGCCCCGTTGTGGTGGCAGCGCCTACGTGACGAAGTACGAGGACGACGCGCCGTCAGACGACGTCGACTCAATCTCGATCTCGCTCACGGGTACGGGCAAGCTCACCTGGTTCGACATCGACACCGCGTCTGCCGCGAAGGCCACGGCGATCCCGTCGAACCGCACAGCATAGCAACCGACAGACCGCATGCAGAGAGGGGCCCGGTGACGGGCCCCTCCTCATACCGATTGGAGTCATTGATGGAAGAGCAGGAGACGACCTTCGTGGTCGACGGAACCGAGTACGAACTCAAGTACCCAGAGAAGCGCGTCGAGATGGCAGAGGCATCGATGGGCGACAAGAGCATTGTCGAGGTCTTCTCGACCCAGCCGACCCTGCGCGAGATCAAGACCGCTGCCGCCTATGGCCTGCGTGAGGTCGGTCAGAGCGCGTGGGTGAACCCGACGAAGGCAATCGACATCGCCGGACGCGCCCTCGAGGAGCTAGGACGTACGTCGCTCATGACTCTCATAGCCGATGCGGTCATGCGAGACTGCGCTTTTTTATTCCAGGAGAACTGACGCGGCTCGAATACTCGAGACCTTCCAAGAAAAGACCTCCTGATGCTGGGTCCAACAGGCGTGATGCCAGGTGGGCATGGGCCGCCGTTCGATTCGGGTTCACCCCGGACGAGTACGAGGCGCTCACCACGGCCCAGCTGTTGCTGCTCCAGAAGGCAGATGAGGAGCTGACGGTCCAGGCTGGAGAGACGGTGCGCGGGGCCGTCGAGGTGGCTATCGCGAATTCATGCAGGAAGAGGGGTAAGAAGCCGAGCCGGCTGTTCGAGAAGGTAAGGACCGGTGTCGGAGCGTTGAGCCGGTCTGACGCGATCAGGAAGATGCGCGGGATAGAGAGCGTGATGGGAGGAACCAATGGCTGACTACACCCTCTCGGCGAAGGTCACCGCTGACACGTCGGAGTTCAAGTCCGGGATGGAGCAGTCCCGAGACGCCCTCGGCAGGTTCCAGAGCAAGTGCAAGGAGAGCAGCGACCAGTCGTCGAAGTCGACGTCTGGCTTCGCGACTGCGGCATCGAATGCATGGGGCGCGCTCAAGACGAACGCATCGCAGCTTGGCGGTGCGATCAAGAGCGTCGGAGGAACGGCGATCGCAACGATCGCTGGAATAGCAGTGCAGGGTGGCTTTGACCGAGCGCTCAACATCGATACGGCGAGGCAGAAGCTGTACGGGTTCTCGCAGGACTGGGGAACGGTCGACAGCGTCATGAAGTCGGCCCAGGCATCCGTCAAAGGCACGCAGTACGGACTTGGTGATGCCGCCAATGCTGCCGTCACACTCTCGGCGGCAGGTGTCACCGCTGGCGACGACATGACGAGCTCGCTCAAGAGCATCGCCAACGCGTCGGCCGCCTCCGGACGCTCGTTCGGTGAGATGGGGACCATCTACGGCAAGGTGGCGGCCACGGGCCATCTCACGAGCGAGACGCTGCGGTCGCTCCTCGATTCCGGCATTCCCGCGCTCTCCATCCTCTCCAAGGCCCTCGGCGTCAGCACCGACGACGTGAGGAAGATGGTCTCGAACGGCCAGATCGACTTCCAGACGTTCTCCGACGCCATGCAGAGTGGTCTCGGTGCGTCTGCAGAGGCATCGGCAAACACCTTCACCGGCTCTGCCGCCAACGTTCGCGCCGCGCTGTCCCGCATGGTCGAGCCCATGGTCACGCCGGTCATCCAGACGCTCACGGGCTGGTTCAAGCAGCTCGCTCCGGCAATCGACCAGGCCACGTCGAGCCTCGGCCCAGTCGTGACCGCTCTGGCACCGGTCCTCGCCGGGTTCGCCGCGTTCGCCGGGGGGTCGGCCATCGCGGGGCTCATCACGAACATCCCCATGCTGTCCTCCATGCTCGGACCGCTGTCCAGCGTCTTCTCGGCCATGTCAGGACCGATAGGGGTCGCCATAGCCGCCTTCGTCGGGCTCGTTGCCGTATGCCCCGGATTGCAGTCCGCGCTGGGGAGCCTCATGAGTTCTGTCGGAAACCTGGCGAACTCGATTGGAGCCGTCCTTGGGCCTCCGATACAGGTCGCCATAGGTCTGTTCGGACAGTTCGTCCAGTCTGTCGGGGGCGGTCTTGCGGAAGGTTTCCAGGCTGCCTCGGACGCCATAAACGGGTTCGTCTCAGGTGGCGGGGTCCAGCAGGTCGTCGGCTTCTTCGACCAGATAGGTGCATCCGTACAGGTCGTCGCCGGGTACTTCGGATCAATCTTCGGGCCAGCAATCACGACGCTCCAGACTGGATTGTCGGCTCTTGCGACGAACATCGGTGGCATCGTCCAACCGGCGATCGACTCATTCAACGCGGCGTGGGTCCAGGTGTCCTCAACGGTAACGGCCATCTGGTCGCAGATCACGACCGTCCTGCAGCCTGCGATCCAACAGCTGCAGCCGGTCCTCACCGTCATCGTCTCCGTCCTCTCCGGGATGGTAGGCCCGGCGTTGCAGATGGTGGCAAGCATCCTGACCGGCGTCTTCGGCGCGGCATTCACCATCGTCGGAGGAGTCGTGTCAGGGGCGATGCTGGCAATAGCGGGCGTCATAGAGTTCGTTGTCGGAACGATCCAGGGAGTGATAGGAGTTTTCGTCGGCATCTTCACGGGCGACTGGACCATGGCAGGGGAGGGCGCGAGCACGGCGATGACCGGAATGTCCGATGTCGTCACGGGGATCATGAATGCCGTCTCTGGGACCATAGGTGGAATCGTCCAGGGGATCTCCGACACGATAGGTGCCGTGTTCAATGGCATCATCGGAATAGCGTCTGGCGCGTTCCAGGGGGCAGCTAACGCGATCAGTAGCATCATGGGGGACGCGTCAAACACGGTGTCGAGCGCATTGGACAACATCGCCGGTTTCTTCAGCGGTCTCCACATCGAATGGCCGCACATAAACATCCCTCACTTCACCATCTCGGGGTCGCTGAACCTCGACCCGGCGCACCTCTCGGTGCCGAGCATCGGCATCGACTGGTATGCGGCTGGCGGCGTCTTCACGTCTCCGAGCATCATCGGCGTCGGTGACTCCCGCTCACCGGAGATCGTCACGCCGGAGGACAAGATGAGCGGTGTCTTCTCTGACGTCCTTGACGGATTCTCTGGTGGGCGCAAGGTGACGCAGAACTTCACCCAGAACATCGACGCCGGAGATGACGACCCGTACGTGGTCGCCGCGATCATGAACAGGAACGCAATGAGCTTGGCCATGGGGGTGTGAGATGGCAGACACCATGTACGCGGAGCTCTCCTTCGACGGAAGGGTCATCACCATCCTCGGCCATGACACGGACTCAACGCCACCGGACGGGCTCGTGATGACCGACTCGGGAATCCAGGGGTGGTTCGGGGCACCTGACCTCAAGGTCTCGCAGACCGAGAGGCAGACCGGGAACGGCGCCCATGACGTGGCGGACGGCGAGCTGCTCTATGCGGCCCGCACCGTCACCATGGGCGTCGCCGCGGTCGGTGACACGAGGCAGGAGGTCATCGAGGCAACGAACCGCCTCCTGTCGGCCATGGGACGCACGGTCTCGCTGCGTGTCGCTGACGAGGGCTCCGACACCTACGTCGAGGGCGCCCACGCCAGCGTAACCTTCGACGCCGACTGGGCCGAGGGCTTCCATACGGGCACCCTCACGGTCGTCTGCCCTCGCCCGGAGCGTCTCTCGACCACCTCACAGGTCGGCCTCATGACCCCCGGAGGGGACTCGGGGCTCGGCCTGGTCTTCTCGACCTCCGGCATCATCGAACTGCCCATCTCGTTTGGGGCGGTCTCCGAGGCGACGAACGCCTGCACGGTCACTAACTCAGGAACGTCCGCTGCCAGTCCCCTCATCGAGGTGTCCGGCGACATGCCAGACGGCGTGACGATCACCGACGTTGCCACGGGGAGGCAGCTCGCCTACGGCCAGCCCGTCAGGTGGCAGCCGCTGGTCCTGGACTGCAGGAGCCGCACGGCATCCGTCGCTGGCGTCGACGTCACGCGTGGGCTCACGGCCCGCCAGTGGCCGACCGTCCCCGCGGGAGGGTCGCTCTCGCTCGCGGTCTCGTCCGGCGGCACGGGCGCGGTCAAGGTCACCTGCCACGACACATACATCTGATTGGAGCCATGAATGGCAACCACTGGATACCCCGTCGCGCAGCTCGCGAACGGGACCGGGTGCACGGCACCCACGCTTCGTCAGGTCACGAAGGCACGCTGGGAGAACACTGGCGTCGTGTGCGGGCTTGCGGTCACGGGCAGGACGACGCTCGCCTATGCCGTGACCGCTGGCGTCGCGGTCTGCAGCAAGGGTGACAGCGACGGATACACGGAGTGCTACTTCGCAGGTGGGTCTACACCTGCCGTCGCTGCCGCCAACTCGACGAACCCGCGCATCGACTCTGTCTGGATCACCAGCCACGACGCGACGCAGGGTGACGCCGACAATGCCGTGACGCTCGGTGTCACGCAGGGCACGGCAGCAGCCACGCCGACGGCACCGACCATCCCCACCTACGCCACCCTGCTCGCGCAGATGGTCATGCCGGCAGGCGCGACCACCACGGCCAACGCGACCCAGGCAGCGAGCGTTGGATATGCGATCCCATATGGTGCGAGCCTCGGGGTGCTTCACAGCCATCTCAACACCTACGACGGGACGGCCGACTCATCGTCCACGTGGTACACGGAGGACTCTGGCACGCTGTCTCTCCCCACCGACCGACTCCTGGAGTTCCGCTACTCGCGCTGCATGAGCGCGGCGTCGGAGAGCTCCATCCTCGTCGAGCTGTATCTCGACGGATCGCCTTTCGTGCAGGACGAGATGGTCGCCAACAACCACTGGGAGACCCACGTGTTCGACTTCATCAAGGAGGTTCCCGCGGGAACCCACACGTTCGCCGTGAAGAACAAGCACCAGTCAGGTGACGCCATCTGGTATCACTACGCCGCAGGCTCGGAGCGCGGAACGTCCCACGCGAGCGGCATGACCTTCGACGTCATCGACAAGGGCGTCGTGAGATAGATGTGGCGCCTCGACCTCATGGACGTCGCCACAGGGCTCCTCGGCGCGCCGATCGACGTGCCGGGCGTCTCATGGACCCTCTCGGTCTCGGACTGCTCGCTCGCCACGACGAGGGACAAGGGGACGGGCGTCGCCGACGCCACCGGCCTCACGGTCCCGTGGTCTGCGGTGCCGGCGACCACGCAGGCGGCGAGGGAGTCCGAGCTCGCTAGCTTCAGGCGCGGCCTGGTCCTCTCGTGGGTGGAGGGCGACTCCTCGACTCCCATCGTGGCGGGCGCCATCGGCGACCGCACGGACTCATGGCTCGACACGAGCTTCGACCTGCTGTCTCCCATGGCCATGCTCGCAAGCAGGTACCTGGTCAGGGAGGGGACATTCGGCGCGGCGGCTGGCGGCACCACGACCGACGTCATCTCATACAGTGACATGTCACTCCGCGCCATCGCCTCGGACATAGGGCATCTGTGCACCGACGCGAAGCCGGGCGGCTACCTACCCATCGACTGGGACTATGCGGGCGAGGCGGGGAGCCACGACCGGACCTACTACGGCTACAACGTCGGGAACAACAGCTGCCAGAAGCTGCTCACCGAGCTCGCGAACGTCTCGGACGGCCCCGACATGCAGCTGCGCCCGTACCTCTCCGACCAGTCGCACCTGCGCTGGCGCTTCATGGCGGGCTCGGACTCGGAGCGCTCGCTGTCCCAGGAGGGGCTGCTGCCGACGCTCACGTGCTTCCCGGGCGGCGGCTCGCTGCAGGACGTCAAGGTGGCCCACCTCGGACCCACGGAGCGCGTGTGGGGCACCGGGGCGGGCCAGGACGCGGCGACCCTGTGCCACCTGTCGGAGGACCTCGGGCTCGTGCGGTCGCGTGACCCGTGGCCCCTGGTCGAGGGCACCGCGTCGGACACGGACTGGGGCACGTCTGCCCTCGTGGCGTCGCACGCGGACTCGTCGCTCGCGGCCTCGAGGCTGCCTCTCGTGCAGCTCTCGGGCATGGTGGACGTCGGTGACGACGCGGCACCGCAACCAGGGGACGTATGGCCCGGCCAGCTCGTGAGGGTGAGCGTCGACGGCTTCCCGTCGCTGCCTGACGGCGACTACGACCTGCGGCTCATGGAGATGTCGGGCGACCTGACGAACCAGGTCAAGGTCACCTTCGACCAAATCGCAAATCCTTGGTACGCATAGGAGGTCACATGAGGCACAGCAAGCTCGCGGGGCTCATGACCCCGATGGAGATGGTGGCCCGCGTCGCGGCGCAGGCATCGTCCACGGCGGCGTCCGCCAGGACGCGGCAGTCGGGCAGCATCAGCGTCAGCAACGCGGACGGGTCGAGGACGGTCCTGGGCGCGGTCAACGGGACGGACGCAAGCGGCATGGGCGTCTCCGTGGCCACCCACGTCGGCGACACGACCGCACCTGGGAGGCCCGTCGGCGTCACGGCCGCAAGCTCCGCAGGAGTGATCGTGGCCTTCTGGAGCGGGAGCCTCGAGGGCGGGACACCCGACGACTTCGACCACGTGACCATGACCGCCACGAGCTCGGACGGCCTGCAGAAGGTGGTCCTCGGCAAGCTGTCACGGGAGGGGAGCGTCACCAGCGCGGCCCTCGCGTCTGGGACGACGTGGGCCATCACGGCAACGGCGGAAGATGACGCGCACGCGGAGGACGGCACGCCGGCGCACAACGTCTCGGCATCATCGGACGCCGTATCTGTCACCGTCACGGCGGCAGTTGACCAGGCGAGCGTCGACGCCGCCGCGGCTGCGGCCCAGGCGGCACAGAAGACCGCGGACGCTGCGACCACCAAGGCCGACGCCGCCAAGTCCACGGCTGAATCTGCCCTCGCCACCGTGACCGTCGAGTACGCGCTCTCCACGTCCGAGACGGTCGCGCCGACCTCGGGATGGTCGGCAACCGCTCCCGCGTGGGTGGACGGCAAGTGGATGTGGCAGCGCACGACGACGACCGACGGCAAGGGCACGTCCACCACGTCCGCGCCGACATGTATCCAGGGTGCCAAGGGTGCCGATGGTGCCCCAGGTGCCGATGGCAAGGACGGCACCGACGGTAAGGATGGCACGATGCTGCTCGCGTCATGCGCGACCGACGTGGCAACGGCGGCGAAGGTGGCCACCCTCACCAGCGGAACGCTCGTGCTGGCAGTCGGGGCCACCGTGTCCGTCACGTTCGCCAACGCCAACACCGCGGCATCGCCGACGTTGAACGTCAACGGCACGGGCGCGAAGCCGATACGGCTCAACGGCGCGGGATATGCCTACTGGGCGGCGGGCGCGACCGTGGCCCTGGTCTACGACGGCGCATACTGGCAGGTCTGCAACACGCCGCTGTACGGCTCCACCGCGACCATCGGCAACCCTGGCGGCGGAAACGTCTATATCGACTCTGACTCGGTTGACGTTCGAAAAGGCACATCGACTCTTGCGACATTTGGCGCAAATAGCCAGTATTCTTTCATGCAAACATCTGGAAACACATACATCACAACGACCAGCGGAAACCAAATCGCGTTTGGTCAGTACGACAAATCAACAGGTTATGCTGACGATGTTTTCCTTGGGCTGCTCAACAACAGCACATCTGGGCACTCGGCCCCGATTATCGGGATGCGCGCCCCGTATATCATGGTCCAGACTAGTGTGTACCCCCTCGACCGCTTGGCCACCGCCATCCAGCCCGTCGTCCTCTACAACGGCGGCGCGGCGCTCGACCACGACACAGCACCAGGGGCTGGCACCACGGGGACGGTCACGCTCTCGGAGTCGGCGGCGAACTTCGCGGAGTTGACCATGTACCTCACCGACAACAACGGCCGCTACGCCGGTGCCTTTCTGCTCGCGCCGTTGCCAGGGCATACGACCATTGCGGTCGGCCAGACCTGCGACGTCTACGGCTTCGAGGCCGCTGAGGGGGAGAGGACGTGGACGTACATCCGCCGCACGCGCTACACGCTCTCGACCGCCACGGCGCTCGTCCCGTCCAATGGCGGATGGGTCGAGATGAGGTCTGACTTCGGTGGTGTCGGCTTCAGCGCCGATGGCGTCAACTACCTGAAAATCTACCGCGTCACGGGGCGGAGGTGAGGCCGCGTGATTGACGTGGACTGGCCTTCGCTCGTGGCTGGGGGAGTGGTCACCGTGGCTGTGGCCCTCGTACTGCGGCGCATCTCGGCAAAGCTGGACGAGGCGGAGCAGGCGCAGGCGCAGGCGGGCCAGACCATGGCCCCGTTACCCCCGCATGACCATCAGCACGACAGAGACCCCGAGGGGAGGTGAAGCCTGTGATAGACTGGCACGACATCATCACGACGGTCCTCGCGGTCGTGGCCGTCGTCTCCATGGCCATAGCGGCCGGGCAGCTCACGCGTGGGCTCACGACCGACCGTGACGGTGACCGGGACATGCTCGTCCGCATCGACGCATCGACATCATCGACGGACCAGCGGCTGGCCCGCATCGAGGTCAAGATGGACGACCACTCGACGCGCATCTCCGCGCTTGAGGCCCGCGTCGCCGACGTGGACCAGCGCGTGGGGCGCATCGAGAGCCGATGCGACGACCACCTATCCGTGGGCGGGACCGACTGACAAAGCAAGAAGAGAGGAAAGACATGAGCATCAATTGGAAGCTTCGTTTCAAGAACAAGACCACCCTCATGGCCCTCATCGTGGCCGTCGTGAGCGGGGTGTACGGCGTGCTGGCCGCGCTCGGCATCACGCCCGTCATCGCGCAGGGCACGCTCATGGCCGCGATATCGGCAGTCGTTGCCGTCCTCGTGGCCCTCGGCATCGTCGTCGACCCGACCACGGCTGGCGTCTCCGACTCCACGCAGGCCATGACCTACGAGACGCCTAAGACCACCACGACCGAGGAGGCATAGCCATGGCAGACGACGCAACGCAAGAGGCCGAAGAGATGAAGAAGGCCATCGAGGCAGGGACGTATGCGACCGAGGGCGACGGCCCCGATGACGTCGCACCAGTGAAGGAGGACAAGTAATGGCAACTCCTGATGACGTGCTCAACGTCGAGCGCGGCGAGCTCGGCTACTCACGCTGGAACGACGACCAGGCTGGCACGAAGTACGGTCGCTGGTACGCCGACCGCACAGGGGAGAGCTACTACGGCACGAGCGGAGTGCCGTTCTGTGCCATGTTCCAGTCGTACTGCCTCGACCATGCCGGGGTGTCGGCTCCCGGTATGCCCGGTGCCTACTGCCCGTGGATCCTCGACGCCGGTCGCAACGAGAACCGCATGATCTACAACGAGGACGCACAGCCCGGAGACCTCGTCCTCTTCGACTGGGGCGGAGACGGGAACCCCGACCACATCGGCATGGTCGAGGAGAACCACCCATCAGAGGGCTACCTCAGCACAATCGAGGGAAACACCAACAACGGGCAGGTCGCCCGTCGCACGCGTTCCTACTCCTGCGTGGTCGGGATCATTCGACCCTACTATGACGGTTCCTCGAATGCCGGAAACTCAGGCTCGGGATCCACGAGCGACAGACAGCTCGACGTCGACGGATGGTGGGGGCCGGCGACCACGACGAAGCTCCAGCAGGTGCTCGGGACTCCTGTCGATGGCGTCGTGTCACAGCAGCCGAGCTGCAACCGTTCGGCCGTGTTGGCCGCAGGCGATGGCTGGGAGTGGGTCGACAACGCCGATGATGGCGGGTCGACCTGCATCCGTGCGCTACAGGGAGTCATCGGATGCGACCAGGACGGCTACTTCGGACCTGACTCGGCCAACCACCTAGAGGCGCACTTCGGCATCGACCAGGACGGCGTCCTCGACGGCCCGTCGAACACGGTCATGGCCATGCAGCGTGAGCTCAACGAGGGCCGCATCTGATGCGGTGCCCATGGTGCGGCCGCGACATGCTCCTTGTGGCGCGGCGCTCCCACTGGCCTGACGGCACCATCCACATCGAGTGGGTCTGCCCCGACTGCGGGAAAAGGTGCGACACCATCGAGGAGGTGGCGAGACGTGAGGACGATGCCTGACGCGCTTGCGCTCCTGGCCGCGATACCTGTCGCGCTCATGCTTGTGGCCGGTTGCGCTGTCGTACAGACCGCGCTGTGGGTGGTAGGTCGCCGCTGGTAGACGGCTTGCTGTAAGGCGCTCTAAGGGTCGACAATCGGACAAGTGGACGTACTACACACGGGATTTTCTGCAAACCATCAACAATCAGCCCCCGTCTGGCGCATATCGCGCTGGGCGGGGGCTTTTTTTGCGTTAGATAGATGTTCTGCCGTCCCTGGCCTATGCCGCGCGGCATCGAGCTCGGCGCGGTAGTCGCATGGCTACTCGCTCGCGTCCTTGGAGCAGGTGGCCACGGCCTTGGTGATGACCTCGCCCATCGTACGACTAGAGTTAGCCGCCGCGCGTCTTATGGCGCGGTAGGTCGCCTCCGACACGCGCACGGACATGACGCGACCCTCGGTCTCGTCGGGCGTGCCCCACTCGGCCTCGTACTCCTCTCCCGTCAGGTGCTCCTCGGCCCACCTGCGGGCGTCATCGGCTGACAGCGGCGTGACCGACTCGCCGCCCGTCCACCCACCAAGGCTGTCCTGTTGGGCGTACCGGCTCCTCGCCCCGCCCTCGCCGTGGACGAAGTACAGGCCAGACTTTGTGCGGTACAGCGCTTCAATCACGGCGTCCAGGTCGCCGTGCGCGACCCCGTTGTCCCACCACCCGACCTCATGGGCCTTGTCGGAGTCGTACGCGTGCCCGTCTATAACCTTGCGCATTATATGGTGTCCTCCCCTTGGTGTGTCGTCCCGCACATGCCCCGCCCGTGGTGGCGCGGGGCCGGCCTGCTCCTACTCGGTGTAGCAGGGCTTCGTCGGTGCGTACTGGTCGCCGTACTGGTCGATGCACTCGTCCCAAGGGTTGTCGATGAAGATCTTGGCGCGGAAGTTGTGCCTTGCGTAATCGAGCGTGCATCGCGTGATGGCCCCATGCTCGTATCCGTCGCTCTTGTCGATGGCGGCGTTAAGCTCTGCCAGCGTGTCATATGTATACAGGCGGTCCCCTTCGCTGATGGTGCGCTCGTCGTATGCGTGCCAGATGCCGTAGTAGTGCTTGGTGATGCCGCTCATGGTGTGCTTCTTTCTCTCGTCTCCATTACTTACAAGTACATCATACCATGACTTGTAAGTATGTAAAGCAGGAATGGAGAAACTTACAAATTGCCCCCAGCGGTACCAATCCGCCCACGAGCGGCAATCACACGGCCTTTGCTAAAATCACTTGCGTAATACTATTTAAGTAGTACTATGTAAATAGTAGAAAGGAGGGAGCGAGATGGAAACCAGCACCCATTACCAGGCATTCCGCGAGAGAGCGCATCTCACTCAGAGAGAGGCGGCTGAGAAGCTTGGAATCTGCCAAGCCTCAGTGAGCGCCTACGAGCGCGGCGTCAAGGCCCCTCGCGTCGATGTCGTGGCCGACATGGCGCAAGTATACGGATGCTCAATCGAGGAGCTGCTCGGTAGACGTGTCAAGAGCAGCCCGAAGCTGTCATAGCTAGACCACCATCCCCGATGCGTCGGGGAGCACCACGAAACGCCTGAAGCTGACCATGTACGCGGGAAACCTCGCAAGGGGACATCAGCAGGGGCTTGGCGAAACCTTCCCGGAAGGGGAGAGAGCGCGACGGACACCGCACGAGCGGAATCCAGGGCGTCGATAGGCGCGAGGTGCAGATACGTCACGACCAGCACGTCGCGCGCGGCGTGCGAGAAGAGAGGAGAGCGCGATGAAGGTATCGGAAGAGTCGTCATTGGACTACGATGACGAGACCACGTACTACCGTCTGCATATCGTCATGGACGATGGGACGAAGCTCGAATTCCGCGACATGTGCCAGTGCCCCGAGGACAACAGCTACTACCGCGACCACAGCGACGTGCCGCAACTGGTTGAATATCTCAAGGCTGCGTATGACGCGGGCAGACGCGGCGAGACGTTCGAAATCCTCTAGCACACCGACAAGCAAGCAGATGGCCCCCACGTGCACCAGCACGGGAGGGCCGACGCACAGGAGCTGTGTCGTCGTTTCCGAGCTGCCAGACGGGCATCAGCTCACGAGGTCAATGGATGGGACGTACGTCAGCCGCCGCCTCATCGACGATGCGCTTGGAGAGAGCGTGTGCGACGAGCACGGCAGGCGCGTGATGTCGAAGCACATCGGCGAGGCCGTGGGAGACGGCTCCGAGGAGCTGAGCAAGTTCCTCAGCGACCACAAGTAGGACCATCGGCCGGCAGACGTCACACACACGCAGTCGCCGGCATGGCAGCCCCTCCCCTCCGGGGGAGGGGCTTTTTTGCGTCCGAAAATATGCAGAAACGATTCCTGAAATTTAAATTTTTACAATTCTCTATGTACAGATTACCAAGATTGGTATACGCTACTTCTCGTATTACCAACGTGTGTAACGACGAGGAGGTGAGTACATGGATGGGGCAAAGCTGAAGCGTCTTCGCGAAAAGGCTGGTAAGACGCGCCGCGAGGTTTGCGCAGAGGCCGGAATCACGGAGAACCAGCTGTTGAACATCGAGAGGGGCGACACGAAGAACCCTCGCGTCGACACGGCATCAGCGCTGGCAAAGGCAGTCGGTTGTGACCTGGCAGAACTTCTGGACGAAGACGACGAGTAGGCATCACGGCTGAGCACAAACCGCACTTTGACAACCGAATGCGTGGTGAGACGGCGGCACAAGCGGAGAGCCAGGCATGGCGATGACCCGCGATTGACCACCCGTTGCGACGGGGAGCCCGAACCACCACGAGAAAGAAGGCCCGGACGTGCGAGGACACGCCCAGGCCACGTCAAAACCAGTTGGGAGGTTTGACATGTCAAAGATACCAGAAAGCTCGAGGGGCTGGCACTCGTTGGCCGGCGCCGGGGTCTACACGAACCTCAGCCCCGAGGACATCCGAAGGGCGATCAACAGCGGGGAGCTGGCGGCCTACGAGAAGCCGCTCACATATGGGCGAAAGCCAGGGGCGCGCAAGCACGTGTTCGTCCGCATCAAGAGCGCCGACCTCGACATGTGGCTCGAGTCGCAGCCGAGGGTCGTCTATGGGGGCAACGGGGTCAAGGAGGTCGAGACGGCATGAACAGGTGGTTCCCACATTGCGAGAGCAAGTCAGACGTCGCATGGGCACTCGTCGGCATGGCCATGCTCTCGCTCATGGTCGCGGCGGCGCTCTGATGCCGGTCGTGGGCGTCTACAAGGGGCGCGAGCTGATAAGGGTCATGGGCACCGACGCGTACCTCGCAAGGCTGCCGAGGGACCCGGGCGTCGAGGACGGCACGACCCACGACGTCCACGTGAAGGTCAGGCTCGGGCGCTTCGACTCGCAGGAGCAGGCGTTCGAGGCACTCACAAGGAAGGTCGACTCCGACCTCGAGAGGTCGGACGAATGGAGGATCCAGAGATGAAGAAGGAAGAGATCGCGAGACACCTCGACGCGGCGGACGACGACCCGCGCGACGCCGCAGAGACGAGGTCGCAGGCATGCGTCTCGATGATGTTCGACGGCGGTGATGACGATGAGTGACCCGGTCAAGATCGCGAGCCTCGAGCTCGAGAACGTGAAGAGGGTCAGAGCCGTGGAGCTGACGCCCACGGAGGATGGCCTCACCGTCATCGGCGGCCGCAACCGCCAGGGCAAGACGAGCGTCCTGGACGCCATCGCCTGGGCGCTCGGCGGCGACCGCTTCAAGCCAGACAAGCCGACACGCGACGGGGCTGCGACACCCGCCAAGCTCCACGTGGAGCTCTCCAACGGCCTCGTGGTCGAGCGCAGCGGCAAGACCGGCACCCTCAAGGTCACGGACCCCACGGGCAAGCGGGCGGGCCAGACGCTGGTCAACGACTTCGTGAGCACGCTCGCCCTCGACCTGCCGCGCTTCCTCTCCGGCACCGACAAGGACCGCGCCGAGGCGCTGCTCCAGGTCATCGGCGTGGGCGACCAGCTCGCGGAGATCGACGCACGGCTCTCGCGCAAGTACGAGGAGAGGCACACGCTCGGGCAGGTCGCCGAGCGCAAGGCCAAGTCCGCCGAGGACATGGTCCATCACGACGACGCCCCCGAGGAGCCGGTCTCAGTGGCCGACCTCGTGGCGGAGCAGCAGGAGATCCTGGGACGCAACGGCATGAACCAGGAGCGCCGCTCGCACGCCCACGACCTCATCGTGGCGTCAGAGCGCGCGGCCGCCGACGTCGAGCGGGCGCGCGAGCGCGTCGCGGGCCTCAAGGACAGCCTGCGGGTCGCCAACGAGGAGCTCTCTCACCTCGTGGAGGTGAGCGCCAGGGCCACCCAGGAGTCGCTCGTGGCCACGAAGGGCCTCGACGAGCTCAGGGACGAGTCCACGGCCGAGGTCGAGGCGAGCATCGCCGGCATCGAGGCCACGAACGAGTTGGTCAGGGAGAACCAGGCGAAGGCCAAGGCGCAGGCGGAGGCCGACGAGCTGGCAGACGAGTACAAGGCCCTCGACGGCGAGGTCGAGTCCATCCGCCAGGAGCGCGTGGACCTGCTCAAGGGGGCGGACCTCCCGCTGGACGGCCTCTCGGTCGACGAGGACGGGGACCTCACGTACGAGGGCGCCTCGTGGTCCGACATGTCAGGTGCCGACCAGCTCAAGGTCGCCACGGCCGTCGTGCGCAAGGTCAAGCCCGAGTGCGGGTTCGTGCTCGTGGACAAGCTCGAGCAGTTCGACTCGGAGTCACTGGGAGCGTTTGCCGAATGGTGCCAGTCCGAGGGCCTGCAGGTCATAGGGACGAGAGTGGCGACGGACAGCACTTGCACCGTTGTAATCGAGGATGGGCGCCTCCTGGACACTGCGGACGAAGATAAGAACAAGTCTTCCTACGGAGATGAGTTCTGATGCCTGCGGCGCTTGATCTCTCTGGGAAAAGGTTCGGTCATCTCACGGTTGTCAAGAGGGTCGGATCAAAGAACGGGCACTCGCTTTGGGAATGCCGTTGTGATTGCGGAAATACCACGGACGTAGTGGCCGGATCACTTACACAAGGTCTTACGAGAAGCTGCGGTTGTCTTGATAGGGAACGCAGAACGACGCACGGCGAGTCAAAGAGCCGCCTTTACGAGATTTGGCTTGGCATGCGTCAACGCTGCAGCTATCAGCACCACAAGGACTACAAGAACTACGGCGGACGCGGGATAAGGGTCTGTGACGAATGGCAGAGCTTCGCGACATTTCATGACTGGGCGATGTCCCACGGATACGACCCGGATGCCCCTTATGGGAAATGCACCATCGACCGTATCAATGTCGACGGTAACTATGAACCATCTAACTGCAGGTTTGTAGACCTTGAGACGCAAGCTAACAACAGAAGAAAAAGGAGAAGCTAATGGGTCGATACAGCAACAGCGACCT